TTCTTGCGATGACCAAACGAATCAATGGCGGTACGATTGGTTTGGAAGATCGTAAGAAACACTATGAACATGCTCTTCATGTTCTGGGAGTACACTAATGAAATATCTGTCATTACTTTTACTTCCACTATTAGTTGCTTGTCAAGAAAACTATCGTTATCCTTGCCAAGACCCAGACAACTGGGACACCAAACAATGTAAGAAACCATATTGTAGCGCAAACGGAACTTGTCCTGAAGATTTGACTCACTACGAAAAGAATAAAGTCGGTCAACCTTCATTTCAACAACAATTACCACAAGTTCCAAGTAAAGGAGAATGCAAATGATTAAAGATTTATGGTCAGGTCCAAGATACACAACTGAAGAGTTGAATGCTCGTCTAAAGTTTTTTATTGGTATTGTGTTAGGTCTTACACTATTCGGTATTGTTTTTGTTGTTCTATACAGTTTGATTTTTGTAACTCAGCCAATGAATGGCATGAGTCCAGTTGACAACAAGTTCTTTGAACTTATTATTCCTATTGCTACATTCTTGACGGGCACATTGTCGGGTATCATGATAGCAGGTGATGATAAAGACTTGAAAGCAAAAGCACTTGATGCAGCAAACAAGCCATATGTACCACCACCAGCACCACCATCGTTACCACCAAGTGGCGGTTTTAGTGCATCGTTTTCAACTAGCAGTGCAGAAACATTTGCAGCACCAGTTGCCGCAGCAGCATTTGCACCATCAGTTGAATCAGGCTTCGGTGGTAAAGAAGCACCTAAACAACCAGATCATCCTGAACTATGATAAATTTCATCGTCAAGATGTTGTCTGGTGAGGGTGAAAATAATCCCAGTAGCAAGAGAGTGATTACCCTTTTGGCATTCATTCTTCTTGCTATTGGATTTATTGCCGAAGTGTTTTATGAAAAGAAATTGAATCCACAAACGTTTGATGCTATAATGTATATTGTCCTTGGTGGTTTGGGCTTTACGGCATCAGAAAAATTTACATCAAAGGAAAAGAAATGAAAAAAGAACTAGCCGTCTTGGGAATGATTTTATTCCTGTTGTTAGCTCCTCTGACAAATGCTGCATTTGCTGCTGAAGAGAAAAAAGTATGTGTCAAAGAATTTGACAATAAGACTAAAAAAGAAAAAGAAGTCTGTAAAACAATTAAAGTGCATAAGAAATTAGAAGGCACAAAGATTCCAGAGAAGAAATAATGGACGGAGATGTAGCATTAAGAGTAGAGGTTGGTGTTCTCAGAGAAAAGGTCTACACACTCGTAGACCTCTGTGAGAAGATGGATCGTGTCATTGAGAAACTTGCAGATAATAATAACTCCGTTGTCAACCAGATTTATAACGACATGGACAAAAGAAAACAAGAAACTGCAAGCGACATCAAAGAACTTCATTCACGTATTACTACGGTAGACAGAAATCTTTCAGACAAGATTGAGTTGACTGAGCGTAGAATAATGGATGAATTCAAGGCATTACGTGACCATATTACCGAACATAACAAAAAAGAAGATGAAGAACTTCAAGCACTATCCAAATGGAAATGGATGGTAGCTGGTGGAGTGGTAGTTGTTGCATGGGTAGTATCAAACGTCAGACTGGACTACCTAGTAAAATTATTCAACTAATTGACACACTTGAGAAACACTGATATAATGAGAACATGGCACTTTCAACTGACTCAAAATATGTGAGATTGGTTTCTTCACGCTTGCGTAATTTCAAGCAGAAGAATACAAATCTGTGGAATTTTTCATGCCCATATTGTGGCGATTCCAAAACAAATACACTCAAAGCCCGTGGCTACATGTATGCCAAGGGCAATGATCTTTTCTATCGTTGTCATAACTGCGGAGTAGGAACAAATGTCGCCAATTTCCTCAAACATGTTGACCCATCAATACATGGAGAGTATGTACTCGAAAAGTACAAATCAAACACAGCCAATACATATCACAGAAAAAGTAATACATCACCAAGAATCATCACCGAGCCACCCAAATTTGGTCACATCCAAAAGCGGCGTATATTTGAACATGGGGAATGGCTCAGTGATCTACCAAGTGGACATTTTTGTCTAACATACGTAGAGAATCGATTACTTCCAGAAGAACATTATGATAAGTTGTTGTTCACTTCAAACTACAAAGCATTTTGTGATGCACTAATTCCCGATCACGGTAAAGAACTTGTAGAGGATGCACGATTAGTTATACCATACTATAACTATCAAAACGAATTGATTGCTGTATCAGGTCGTGCATTAGAGAGTAGTAGTTACAAACTTCGTTATGTTACATTACGCACCAATGATTCAACAAACAAGTTGATCTATGGTATGGACAGAGTTGATTTGAAGGAGAGAGTATATCTTGTTGAGGGTCCACTTGACAGTTTATTCTTGAACAATTGTGTAGCGTCTGGTGATGCCAATCTTGCGCTGACGGTGAAAAATATTCAAGCAGAAAAAATTACGCTTGTATTTGATAATGAGCCACGAAATAAAGAAGTATGCAAGTTGATTGAAAATGCAATCAAATTAAATCATGATGTCGTTATTTGGCCTGACAACATTGAAGGAAAAGACATCAATGAGATGATATTGAATGGATTTTCAAATAGTGAAATTCAAGATATCATAGATAGTAATACATTTTATGGTTTGGAAGCAATAGCTAAATTTACATTTTGGAAGAAATTATGAGCGTGAAATTGATAGGTGTTACGGCACCATATGCAGGGCACAACTCTGCTGAAGATATGATTGTACACATGGCACGTGTGTCAAATCCAAAAACGCAGGCTTTTAACAGTGATCCTGCAAGATTGATTCGTTATCTCATCAAAAATCAACATTGGTCGCCATTTGAAATGGTCAACGTTGTTATGGAAATAAACACTACAAGAGACATTGCACGACAGATTTTGCGCCACCGCAGTTTCTCTTTTCAAGAATTTAGTCAGCGTTATGCTGATCCAACAACAGATTTAGGTTTTGAATTGCGTGAAGCAAGATTGCAAGACACAAAGAACAGACAGAACTCTATTGAGACTGAAGACAAAGAATTACAGGCTGAATGGAAAATTAAACAAATCAATCTAATTGCAGAATCAAAAGCAGCATATGATTGGGCAATTGAGAATGGTATTGCAAAAGAACAAGCACGTGTAGTATTACCAGAAGGCAATACACAATCACGTATGTACATGAATGGCACATTGCGTAGTTGGATACATTACTGTGAGTTGCGTAGAGCAAATGGTACACAAAAAGAACACATGGAAGTAGCAGATGATTGTTGGAAAATTATCACAGAAAGTTTTCCAAATGTAGTAGCAGCGTTAGAACAATAATAATTGGAGATAAGATGGTAGATATCAGCAGCATTAAAATAGACCTGGAGAGAGACAAACTATTCGATGAACTCGGAATTAAAAGACTTAAAGAATCATATATGCGTGAGGATGAAACAAGCCCTCAGCAAAGATTTGCATTTGTATCCGCAGCCTTTGCATCTAATGCTGATCATGCTCAGAGGTTGTATGATTATAGTTCTAAGCATTGGCTTAGTTACTCTACTCCTATTCTTAGCTTTGGTCGTAGCAAGCGTGGTTTGCCTATTAGCTGCTTTCTCCCTTATTTGGATGATAGTGCAGAAGGTCTGGTCAATACTCTTTCGGAAGTCAACTGGCTTTCGATGTTAGGTGGAGGTGTTGGCATTGGATTGGGTATTCGTTCTGCTGATGATAAATCTGTTGGTATTATGCCTCATCTTCGTACCTATGATGCTTCCTCCTTGGCATATAGACAAGGTCGTACCCGCCGTGGTTCATACGCTGCCTATTTGGATATCAGTCATCCTGATATTCTACTATTCTTAGAGATGCGTAAGCCAACTGGTGATCCTAATTTACGCACATTAAATCTACATCACGGCATAAACATCACAGATGATTTTATGCACATCATTGAACAAGCAATGCTTGATCCACACTTTGATGATACATGGGAGTTGAAAGACCCACACTCAGGTGAAGTCAAAGACAAAGTATCTGCACGTGATTTATGGCAGCGCATACTTGAAACACGTATGCTAACTGGTGAACCATACATTCATTTTATTGATACATCAAATCGTTTGATGCCAGAGTTTCAGAAAGAAAAAGGTCTGAGCATTAGACAATCAAATCTATGCAGTGAGATTATTTTACCTACAGATAAAGAACGTACAGCGGTATGCTGTCTTTCATCTGTGAACTTGGAGTATTATGATGATTGGAAAAACGATAAACTTTTTCTTAGGGACTTGGCGGAGATGCTTGATAACGTACTTCAGTATTTTATCGACAATGCTCCTGATGCTATACACAGAGCCAGGTACTCTGCTCAACAAGAGCGCAGCATTGGTGTGGGGGCTCTTGGCTATCATGCTCTTTTACAAAAGAACAATATTGCGTTTGAATCGGCGCTTGCAAAATCATTGAACAACAGAGTATTTAAACACATCAAGGAGAAGTTAGATGCAGCAAATTTGGAATTGGGCAATGAGAGAGGAGAGGCTCCTGACGCAAGTGGCACTGGCAAGCGTTTCTCTCATGTTATGGCTATTGCCCCCAATGCATCTTCTTCAATCATCATGG